GCGTCTTGGGTCTTGACGATATTTTCTAACCAAATTTTCAACATACCGTTAACCAATTCGGCATCTTTGATTTCAATCTTGTCTGCCAGTTTGAAGGTACGGTTGAAGTTGCGGTTGGCAATACCCTTCCAGATGAAGGATTCGTCTTCCGTTGGTTGTTCGTCTTGGGTTGCACCCTTGACCACTAGAGTATCACCCTCAAGTGTGATTTCAATATCAGACTTTGCAAAACCAGCAACTGCCATCTCGATGACGTACTTGTTATCTTTTACTTGTTTGATATTGTATGGAGGGTAGGAAGGTAGGTTCTTGGCCGCTTTCTGTAAGTCATCAAACATCGCTTTCTGTAAGTCATCAAACATTTTGTTGAAACCAACATGTAAAGGGTCGAACTTATGTAAGTCAAAAAGACTTGGTAGTGATGTCATATAAAACTCCTAGTTAAAGCGAGGTTAAAACTGCCGCCCAGGATTGGCGCGGCACCATGATTATATCAGTATTTATACTACTTTGTCAATCTTTTTGTGGTTTTTTACCAATACTATATTTGGGAACCAGTTGCCAGTCTTTCTTTTCTTTGTGGGAAATAATCTTGATTTGAGAAAGAAAAATTGGTGGGGGCGTCTGTGTTTTGTCTTTATTTACAATTTTGACCAGGCCCCAATCTTCCAACAGATTGACAATAGCGTTTCTCCGAGAAAGGTCACTCTCGGTAATGTCGGTAGGTTTTCCGTCTAATGCGAAAAGTTCTTTGAAGTGAACCACATAATACTGCCCTCTTTTGTGGAGGATGTGGCAAGATTGGTATAAAATTTTATCTTTTTTGGAAGCAACACCAATACGGGTAAGTGTTTCGCGGACTTTAAGAAAATCGTCTTTTTCTTCTAGTGTCACCTCAATTAAATCTTCTATATTAACCATTATTTTTTCACTCCGCCTTTGTCTGTTTTTATTTTTATTTCAGCGATTTGTTCTTCCGTAAGAATTTTCAATGCATCTTTAGCTTTTTGATCCGAATAACCAAAATATATTTTAACACATTCAATATTCTTATCCATTTCAGACTTCTGCCACGGTTGAAATTTCCGTTTCATTTGTCTTATGTTATTTAGATAATACTGATATTGCATATCTTTGTCCAATTGTGGATAAAGATTAATCTCATTAACATAAGGCACACAATCCACATGATATGATAATGCACGATTAACCACAAAAGCATTATAATCTTTTGCGTCTATATCGTCATTAATTACACATTTTTTAGTTTGTAATATTGACGGAATGATTTCTTTAAATAGATCAGGCATTATTTAAATTCACAGTCAACCATAATTTCAGTCAGACTGGCCACAAGATTAATCTCATGGTCAGCAACGAACGCAGCCTGATATTGATACTTAGCTAAGATCAAAACAAGTTGAGGCACCGATTGTGGTTTCAACACCTCATAGAGAGAATCATATAACTTACGAAAAATTCTAGAAGGATCATTATCTAGATTGTTTGTCACCCATTTACGACAAGAACCAAAGTCTTTATTCTTTAAAGATTGAATCAGTTCATTGATTTGTACATCAGAAACAGAAGATAGAATGCCCTTGTCGATGACACCAGAAACGGAATATCGTTGCAGTTCATTTAGAATGCGGCGATTATCTGGAAAATATTTGGTGATGACAGCAGCCACAACTTCTTTTTCGTACTTGACTTTTTCTTCATCAAGAATCCATTCGACACGCTTGAAAAACTGTGCTGCTAGTTTGGGCTTATTGCCGTTATATTTAAAGTCAATAACTGTGCATCTGGAATGAATTGGATCGATAATCCTGTTCTTAAAATTGCAGGTGAATACAAATGAACAATTATCAGAAAATTCTTCGATTGCACCACGAAGAGCCGGTTGAGTTGAGTTTGGATTTAGATAGTCAGCTTCGTCAATAATGACCACTTTTCGGCCACCAGATAAACTGACAGTTGACGCATAGTTCTTAATTTTGTTTCTAAGAACATCGATTCCAGATTCGTCTGATCCGTTAATTACGATATAATCGCAACCGACCTCATTACACAAGGCCTTAGCAATTGTAGTCTTGCCGACACCGGCGGTACCAGACAACAAAAGATTTGGAATCTCTTTACGATTTACATATTCCTGAAACGTAGATTTGATGTTGTCAGGAAGAATACAGTCTTTAACTGCTTTGGGTCTATACTTCTCCACCCAAAGAATGTGTTGGTCGTTCATTCAAAATCTCCATAATATAAAATATAATCATATCACAATTTACGCCAGGTGTCATTCTCTTTGACGTAAAGTTTACCGTCAGGACCAGGCACAAGTCTAACTTCAACCCTTTTTTCTGTACCAGGTTTATATGTCGGGTTAATACCTATAATATACATGTTATCTGTTCCATGTACTTTTGTAGGCGGCATTTCTTCACCGTATGTTGCAGATAGTAACAAAACAGGTTTCGCCTCAATTTGTTTTTCCAAATATTCACTTGGAATTTCATCACCAGTAACAGTAGTGTAATGATTATTAATAACAACAGGTGGTGCGGCATTGGCCCGAACGGTCGCCGCACCGGCAGCAAGAGCGCCGAAAAGACCTACACCACGAAGGAATTTTCTGCGGTCATCCATTATTTGACCTCGGTCATACCTTCAAAAAGAGCTTCAAACTCTTTATATTCAGCCACTTCTTCTTGAAAAGATTGGTTCATTTGCACTTTCGCCATACGACGAATAATTTTTTTTGGAATCTTTAGATCATCATGTGCCGCAGCGATAACATCACGAAGTTCCACTTTCTTAACGTCCATGCTCTCCAACACGCGAACAGTTTCACTGATGTAATCTTTCAACTTTGCAAGTTGCTTTTCATCGAATGAACCAAAAATTGTATCAACTTTCATACTTATTCTCCAAATTTAGAATACTTAGATTCAACAGCAATCCAATACTTTAGTGAACCATCTTTACTGGTAAACAAAGCAAGACCTTTAGAAGAAATTTCAACATCATAAGTGCCAGGAATCATCTTCAAATTTTCAGTATTGAAAACGGCTTTGAATTTACTACCGTTACCTTCAGCAACTTCAGTCAAAGTGGTATGTGCTGAGTCGTTTGTGGAGTTGAAACACGAAACGTAAATCTTCTCGCCGTCAGATTCAATAGAAACATTTGGTAGTTGAAGAACGTTTGCAGATTTCATTACGCCAGCAAAGTCTTCATCTTTAAATGTGAACTGGACATCAACAGAAGGAAGATTCAATTCTTTTTCTGGCACCGTAACAATCATCGTCTTAGGTGTTTTGCGATACTTAATCTTGTTTCGACCACTCTTAAAAATGACATTCACATCATCAAAGTCAAACTCCGAATCTTTGTACAAAGAGTACACAGACAAGAATTCGTTTAGATCATAGACACAAAATGTCTGAGGAAAAGAATCAGCAATCGTGGCTTTGGCCAACACAGTTTTGGTCGGCGACATTGTAGCCAGTTTATTACCTTCTTTGAATTCTAGACCAGAATTGATGCTGGCAAAATTCTTCAAAATTGTCAAAGTTTCATTAGACAGTTTCATCACAAAGCTCCTTGTTATTCATAACATTTTCAATTATACTACTACCATAAAATTGTGTCAAGCACTCCACAATCTTTTTCTTCAATTCATCTTTTGTACCATCATTTGAAATGGTTCGGTCAATATCACTACCAATCCATCGCCATTCAGATTCGTGTACTTTCACTCGTTCTCTCATAAAAGTTTCGGCATGATGTTCTCCGTGATTGGCTTGATATGCAATATCTCTCCAGTGTGGATTATGACCTCTAGAAACTTCAATGATGATACCGTGATTTTCACGAATCATTTTGATTTCATTTGGAAATCTCACATCAGTAACGACGAAGTTTTTATCTTTACCAATTTTTCGCATTTCATTTTTGGTTTTAATAACCCAAAAATCTTCATGGAAAATACCTCGACCAACTTCAGTACCAAGTAACTGTAGGGCTAGTCGAGGTGTAAAATCTTTTCCGAGTTCTGTAGTCCAAAACGGATCAAGTTCTTCACGAAATTTTCTTGATGCGTCAGTATCACCTTCAAGTAAAGATCGATCCCATCCAAACATTTCTGCCGCGAGGTCTTTGACACCAGAAGCAAAACTTATTTTATGAAAACCGAATTCTGTTAGAATATCACCAACAGTTCCTTTACCCGAACCAATAAAACCGACAACACCAACGAGCATTACATTTCTCCGACGAAATTGGCCACAGCAGGCATATCTCCTTTAAAGTGATAAGTGCCGATATGATCTGTACGCATCCATGGACACAACCAGATTTGGCCACCAAGTTTACGCCATAGTTGACAGAACATATAATCTTCTGACAGATAACGGTCGGTGCCGCCACCAGTTGGAGAATCTGTAGTGTCAATCAACGTATCAAAGAATGCATGGATGTAACGAGATCCATCAAAGTGTGCCTGGCCAACATGGTCTGGTTTGTAACGTAGATGTGGATATGCTTCTTCAAAACGTGGAAATACTTCACGTTTGACCATCATAAATCCTGTACCGATTTCTAGTACTTCAAGCGGATCAGTAACACTAAACTGTGCAGTACCTTTAACAGGATTAAACACATAGTCACCTGTTACTTTTTCTAACAGTTGAGCTTCAATATCTGGATTTTTTTCCAAAGCACGTTTAACTGAACGCCACTTAATGGCCTTCTTAGGATAAGGTGCGCCAATGACTTCTTTATCTAAAGCCAACATGGCAATAACATCTTTTGGTTCAAAGTGAATATCAGAATCAATAAACAAAAGATGTGTACAATCTGAACGGTGTAGATATTCATCTACGAGATAATTTCTTGCGCGAGTAATAAGCGACTCATTGAACAAGAATGAAAATTTAACATTCACACCATATTGAATGCAGAGAGCCTGCAAATCAAGGCATGACTTGGCGTACAAACCATGGTTCATGCCACCGTACATTGGTGTTGCAACGAAAATACTTTTCTTTTGTAAGTCTTCTTTTTTTACAGAAATTTCCATGTGTACTCCAAAAATAAAAAAAGGAAGGCCAAACTACGGCCTTCCCTCGAGCGGCTAATTAAGCCGTAAAGCTGTAACCACTACGCAGAGCGGCGCGAACCATTGCTTTGGTTGGGGTACCGATGCGATACACAGCAACCTTAGAACCATCACCACGAACTTTGGTGTTGGTGTAGATGCAATGGCCTTCTTGACGAAGTTCCTCAATGCGAGCAGCAACGTTTTGGATGCCAAAACGAGCACGGGCTTGAGCAACACTCAAAGTGTTGTAACCCTGAGACTTGCTCAAGTAGTTAAGGATACGTTGTTTAGCAGATAATTTTTTCATAACTATCACTCCTATATGATAAAAAAATAAAACATCTTGTTGTACAAGATTCGCACATCATACTATTATGTAGTACACTTGTCAACATAAATTGTGGCAGACTTCTTTATCTGCCAACTTGCGGCAAATATTTGTCTTTGGTTTGTTCCCAAGACAAAAAAATCAAGTCATCATAGAAGAGTGTTTCATATGAAACATTGTTCTTCTTTTTCAACATTGATATACGACCTTTGGCATATTTGGTTTTCCAAATGTTTGTCAAAGTTTCTTCACTGGTATTAAATGATTTTACCAGTTGTTCTTCACCAATTTCTTTTCTTAAAAATTCATTGGTGTTATTGTAGAGAGGTGAAAAATAGATGCCTCTCTGATGCTCAGTCCTAATTAGATTTTTTGGTATCTCTAATTTTGGATAGGCAAAGTTAAGTGACCTATTTTTATGGTCACGTTTAAGTGGAAGGCCTTGAGGATTCTTGGCTTCCCACCACTCAAAGTATTTTCTTGGATAATTTTCTTTGATCCAGTCAAACACTCTATTCATAGTTTTTCTTGTTGGTTCAAATGCAACAGAACCAGAAGAGAAACCCATTTTATTCCAATGTTCAAGACCATCGTATTGTGACAGACCATTAGATTTGGTGTTACCGTAAAGTGATGTTGTAGTTACGCCAACGAGAACATCACCATATTTTTTCTTCCAGTCACTCTGTACTGTATCGGCAAGGCACAACAAAGCCAACAGCTTGCCGCCCATATAATTAAAACCTAATGGTTGTAACGGAACAATGGTGGAACCAATTGCGGTATGATTAATCATACTTTGCTGTGTCTTTACATCTCTAGACCATCCAATCGCGTTATCGCGTGGAGTTAAATCCAAGAAATCGGATGAGATGCAGATGACACCCAAGTAATTGCCAGTAACTTCATCTACGACCGTATAATATAGATTACGGCCAATGTTCGAATTGTTCTTCATCGTGGAAGAGAATGTACGAATGGTGTTCCAGATATCTGTTTGGCTTTCGTTCGATAACACCAATTTTGGTTTTAGATTTTCATAATCATCAGGAGACTTAGGCATCCAGAAATTTTTCTTAACCTTTTCAATTATTTCTAATTGTGAAAGATCGATTAGTTGATTTTCTTCATCACCAAAGATCGTAGTCCTAACTACAGTAGGATATTTTTCATGTACTTCACACCATTTTTGATACAAGGTGTACTCACGAACATCCATCTGAGATGCATAAGTCAATTCTTCAGTTAGAGATTGTTTGAGTTTTTCGGTATCAATATGTTCAAATCTAGTAGGATCATTAAGTAGTTGCCATTGATCCCATTGTTCATCAACGGAAGGTATAGGCTTCTTGGAATTTTTTGCCATGTTTTGACACACTCTTCATAATTTTATCACGTTTCTTTAAACCAGATTGTAAGGCTAAAGGCTTTGCGCGCTGAGTATACACGATACCATTCATGTGGTCAAGCTCATGTAGAAAACATCTTGCACTTATGCCACTAAATCTTGCGTATTTTGTGGTACCGGTATAATCTTGGTATTCCACTTCGATGTTTTTGGGTCTAGTAATTTTTAATCCTAATAAAGGAAATGACAAGCACCCTTCTTCCATATGAACTTCGTCTTCCGATGAAAGTACTTTAGGATTAAAGAATGCCACATATTCCTCGCCGGCACCCATTACAAAAACTCTGGCGCGAATTCCACATTGATTGGCCGATAATCCGTATCCTTTATTGAGTTTACATGTTTCAACCAATGCAGATGCCAATTCAATAGGATCGTAAGGTTTTGCCTGAAAATTAAAATCTGGCATAACTTCTTTTAGTATGGGATCATCAGAAGATACCAGTTTCAAAGATTTTATTTTTGGTTGTTCTATCTTTAAACTTTCATTAGTATCAAAAACAATTAAGTCATCATTATTCATTTTGCACACTTTCATTTAAGTAATTTTCAAATAAATTTTTTTTACTTTCATAAATTCCTAATCCATTATTGCATGCAACACATAATATTCCTCTATATTTTCCTGTGTTGTGATCATGATCAACTTGAGGATTTTTCATTTCTTTATTGCATATTTTACATTTATTTTTTTGTTTTTTTAATTGTTCTTGAAATTTTTCATATGTTATATCAATTATTCCTCTAGATTTCCATTGTTTTTCGGATAAAACATGTTTATTTTCTGATCTGTATTTTGCTGATTTTACAGGATCATATTTTTCTTTCCAAAAATTAGGATTTGTTTTAACTTTTTCTGCAATTTTTTGTTTAT